CAGCTATCAAAGGTTCCCCCGTGGCTTTGGCTTCAATCAAAATCATGTCTGGAGGTTTCTTAAAATTGCCGGTTCTAGGCACTTCTAAATTATCGTCTAAATAATTATTAGCCAGCCGTTGAGCCATTTTTCGGAGTTCGGGGTAATCCACACGGCCCCGCCAGCGGGACAACAAGATAATTGACGGCAAATCCGTTTTATCTTCTGTAAAAATTCCAAACGTCAAACAAACCGAAAAAGCACTTTTGTTTTTAGATGTAATAGCCGTATCCCAGCTTTGAAGAATAAAATCACATTTAGGCGGTTCGCGTTGGTTCCAAATTTTGATCCAGTCTCGTTTGATGACGTTACCAGAATCAAGAACTGGGCTTTGCTGATACAGACTTTCCCACTGCCGCGAAGTCATTGACGGTTGGGCGCGTCTACGGGCTAACGCAACTTCACTTTCCCACTCCGGCCAGAGGGCTTCACCTTCTTTACGCCCTAATGGGTCTTTGTCTTTAGCCAAAGCCGGGAGAATAACCTTGTCCCACTTGTCGCCGCCCTTCTGCTTCTCAGCAGCCATGACTCGGCCAATGATGTCATCTAGGTGCCAACGCGTCCCAATAATCACCATCACGCCGCTAGGCTTCAAACGAGTTGATAAATCAGAACCCCACCAATCCCACATATTATCGCGTACAAGTTTTGATTCTGCGTCATCAACGCCTTTCAAAAGATCGTCGCAGACCACCATGTCGGCGCGTCGTCCAGTTACCGTTCCACCCACGCCCGTTGCGTAATACGAACCGCCGCTATTTAAATCCCACCGGCCAGCAGAGCGGCTATCTTCTGAAACTACAATTTCTGGAAACAAAAATTTGTGTTCGTCAGACAACAAAATATTACGAACCTTACGACCCCACTGTTCTGCAAAAGATTCAGTGTGGCTAACCATGATGATGTTGTGCGTTGGGTTTTTAGATAGATAGAACGCTGGAAAATAAAGCGAAGAAACCGTGCTTTTACCGTGCCCCGGTGGGAAGCAAACCAGAAGCCGGTCGCCCTTGCGGCTCATTTTCTCTTGCAGTTTACCGCACAAGAATTTCATATGACGGGGCGGCGCAAGGCCGTGCATGTACGTCATGTAATCCGCAAAATTATCTCGCGCCTGACGACGGCGCAATAACTCAAAAGCAAAGTCATCTAAAGAAGGTTCGTCAGTCATTATTTTTATTATCTATAACCAGATGTTTTTCTGGCAATCTTTGGCGGCTGAGGAACAAATTGTTTACCTTTAGATTTTCCAATGCGTTTGGCTTTTGTTGTCGCTGCATATTCTTGAGGAGACAATGCTTTAATCGCAGCCTTTGGAAGATAGCGTTCGCCCGTTTTGCTAGAGGGCTTACCAGATTTGGTGCCCCACTCTTGCGCTGTCCAATTTTTAAGGGAGGTCTGTGGTTTTTTCATAACTAATCTTTATAGCCTCCGCCCTTGGCCTTGTACTGCTTAGCAAGAAGTTGAGCCTTTCTGGCGCTCCATTGCCCAGCCCCAGTGCCTTGCGTAGCACTTGATTTAATCTGGCTAAAAAGTTTTTTACGCATCCCAGGCTGCGTATAGTTACCAGAAGAGTTTACTTTAGATTTAGTTGCCATAAATACTTCCTTTAAATACTGGTTGTTGCGGTGCTTTTAATCTGACCTAACCCGACAGGCGTGATGTCAATCATTCTTAAATCTTCACGTTTAGATTTTAAGGCTATCATATTAATCAATTGCTCATCGGTCATGCGCGTCACATCCATCTTGTGCGTCACCTGAACATTCTCTTGCAATACGCCCATAAGCTGCGCTTGCAATTTTTTAGCCGCAATGGCTGGGGTGTAGTCTTTATCAAACATAGCTGATTGATGAATTGTGTCCAAATCAGATATGATACTTTCTCGCGTAATTTCTACTACGGCTGGTTTGTAATTTTGAGACTCTTTGGCTAACTGCAATGCAGCTTGAATGTCTAGCCGGTCCAGCAAATATTCCGCAACAGTTCGGTCGTCATAACCGTTGATAACAAAGCCAGCGCGTTTACACGCATCCAAACCGTCTCCAGTTTGCAAATATATTTTTACAAATATGGCGTCACGCTCAATGTCGGGTGGAATATTTAACATCTTATTTTCCTAAAATTATGCGTTCCCAATGCAAACGTAATTACTTTCTCTCCAGGAAATAATTGTTGCAATTCTAAGCGCATGTGATCTGCAAACGCTCCATTCGCAAACTAAATCTCTATAATTTTCACTTCCAAAATAAAAATTATAATTGGGATGGAACTCAAGACAACAAACAACGGTCCCCAAATTGTCGTAACCAATTAAAATGCCATCTGGCAAATCATTGTTAATACAAATTTTTGGAACTTTATGCATTTTTAACTTTAGATTTTTCTGCATTTAAAAAACGTCTAATAGCAAGTTCGACAACTTCTTTTTTGTACATCAACCCATTATTGCAAAATTTTTCTAATTCTTCAATTAAATTCATAGAAAGCCTGACGTTTAGCTGGGTTAAATTATTCTTCATTACTAAGCCAATGTTTAATTCTGGAAGAAATTCTAGGCGCAGCGCCGTTTTTATAAAACGGATTCCAATCTTCTTTGTGATTTAAAGCAGCTTCAATTTGATTAATAGATTTGTAAACAGAACTAGCCAATGGGCGTCCTTTTTGGCGATCTCCAACGTTAATGCTGGGGACTCCAATCCAAGGAGCTTCAATCACGCCAGCAGAAGAATTGCCAACAACCAGAGAAGCGTGTTGCATTTTCTTCACATAATCACTGTGATTCATGCTTGGAGAAATGTTGGCGCATGAACGTAGATCACAATAATCTGTAATTATTTTGTTAATTTCTTCTGAACCTGGATCGTTGTTTACGCCGCAAAAAATAATGTTGTAACCACTTTTGTAATATTTATCTAAAATTAGAAGAACGTTTTTAAAATTATTAACGCCGTAATCTGGTGACCGTGTTTCTGAATGGTACGTAACCAATATTTCGTTCTTATCACGTTTGGCGCTATTGCCCTCAACGCCGTCTAATCCTGAAGCTCCGCTTGTAAAAATGTTATCTTGTTCAATACCCATGTTTACTAATTTAGTAGCGAATTCATTTGCAGCCACAAAATGAAGCGACGCCATATGACTGATGCTATGACGCATGGCGTCATCAAATGCTCCAATAGTGGTTTCTCCGCCACCAATGTGGGCAATGGGTATAGCCGAGAACATAGCCGCCAGCGCAGCCGCAAGCGTTTCATATCTGTCTCCCAACAAAACAACAAGTTTTGGCTTTTGTGTTTCAAACGCAACAGTGAAGTAAATAATTGCCTGAGCAATCGCAACGGCTGGAGACATGCCATCTGAAATAAACCGCGTTACAGAACATCCAGGCATAGCTTTAATTACAGATTCCAACGGCCCGTCTTCGGCGCGAGAATTGCTGACAACGGTTACGCGGTTAAACTCGGTCATGGAACTTCGTCCCTATCCATGTGGTGTTGTTAGGCATGTCCTTGGTAACAACCGAGCCAGCGCCGACGACACAGTTTGAGCCAATCGTAATCCCCTGAAGCACAACAGACCCCGCGCCAATGTGCGTCAGTTCGCCAACCTTCACCCCGCCGCACAGCGTAGCGTTGGGCGCAATGTGGCAATGTGCGCCAACATCGCAATCATGCTCGACAACCGCAGCGGTGTTGATGATGGTGTTCTCTCGCACCATCGCTCCGTAATTAATAACAGCCCCCGGCATGACTTGAACGGCGTTAAATATTTTTCCTAAGATAATAGCGTTTTTTGATTTTACTTTGAGACACGCAACGTTGTTTAAATTAAATGTTTTTTTTCTTTTAAACAAATCCGAATCTTTAAGTGTCGGTTTATTACCAATGCCAACAATTATTTTTTTTACATTAAGACAAACAATTTTATCTGAATAAACAAGTCGTGCGTAAGTTTTTGTGCCAGACAAAAACAAATTACCAATCATCTTGGCGTGCGATCCATTTCCTATAATAGCAACGTCTACCACGACGAATATCCCCCATCGACCATCAGCACTTGGCCCGTTATGTAACGCGCCGCGTCGGAACACAGAAACAGCACCGGCCCTACAATATCGTCCTCGGTTGCCATGCGCCCGAGAGGAACCCTTTTAGAATAGCGTTTGTTAAATTCTTCAGAATGTCCTCTAAAAATTCCACCTGGACAAACAGCGTTGGAACGAACAGGAGCGAAGTTGGTTGCTTGCCATTTGGTGAGCGCAATGAGTGCGCCCTTGCTGGCCGCGTACCACGCTGGAGTTGGCTCGACTTCCGTACCTTCGTAGAGCGACGGGTCACTTCCTAATACTCCGTAGATCGAGCCAATGTTGACGATGCAAGAGGCCGAATACCTCGCAAGATGATTGTGGCCTTCCCAACCCTTGCATTTAGCGTTTGCAATCAAAATGTCGCAATTAAAGTCCAGGTCCGGCAACTCATCGCCAAGTGCATCAACATCTTGCTTGGGAAGATCATAGCCCTTCACAATATCCCCCTGCGCCCTAAATGCAGCACAAAGCGCACGACCAAGATGCCCTTCGCTGCCAGTAATCAAAACCCTACGACCCGACACGAACAGACCTCCATAAAACAGCCAATGATTCCTCGACCAAGCCGATCCGAACCAACTCCTCCAACCGGCCAATCGCAGCCCCCACGTTGGAATAAATCATCGAATCAGCCACCAATATGCCGCCCATACCAGACGGCTTCACCGTCTCCTTGGGATAGAACAACTCCTCTTGAAGACGCTCACCAGGACGCAAACCCGTCAACTCAACCTTAATCTCGCTGTCAGGCATCTTCCCCGCCAACCGGATCATGTCTCGAGCCAACGCCCCGACATTCACCGGCTCGCCCATGTCCAACACATAAGTCGCTCGATGGCCCGTAGCGGCCAACAACACCAACTCAACCGCCTCATCAATCGTCATGAAATAACGCTCAACGTCCTCGTCGGTCAGCGTGATCGGCCCACCCTTGGCGATCTGCGCCTCAAACAATGGAACCACCGAGCCGGAAGAACCCAACACATTCCCAAACCGCACAACGCTGTACCCAGCGGCCCGAACGTACATCTCGGCAACGCGCTTCGTCGCCCCCATCACGCTCACAGGATTAACCGCCTTGTCAGTCGATACCATCACCAACGTCTCAGCCTCCGCAACAATCGCGGCATCAACCACATTCTGCGTGCCAAATACGTTGGTCTTAATCCCCTCAATCGGATTGGATTGCACAATCGGAACGTGCTTCAACGCAGCCGCGTGAAACACAACCTCCGGCTTGAGCGCCTTAAATATCTCGTGAATCCGATTGGTGTCGCGCACATCACCCAACAAACGATTGGTGTGAGGCAATGCCGTACCTATGGCGTAAAGGTGGTACTCGCTGTTGTCGATGAGGGTCAGAGATTGCGGGTCGAGGGCGTAGACCTGTCGGGCCAACTCAGAACCAATCGAACCACCAGCGCCGGTAATGACTACGCGCCGTTGGTTGACCAGTTTGTGAACCGGGGACAAATCAGAAACAACAGACCGTCGAGAAAGCAAGTCCTTCACCTCAATCTTGCGCGTCCCCCCAGACAACATTACGCCACCAGCCTGATCTGCCGGACCATCTCTTTGAATTGGTCAGGCTCTAAACTGCAAACGTGGTCGGGGCCGGGGAGCGTCTTATCTAATGAAAAGTGTTTCTCAATCACAGACGCGCCAGATGCAACAGCAATGATGCTGGCCTCTATTCCAACGGTATGATCGGAGAAACCGACGGCATCGTGCCACATCCCCAATTCATACATTTTTGAAAAGTTTACATTTTGTAATGGAGTTGGGTATTCAGAGACGCAATAGAGCGCGGTAAATTCATTGCAGTTCCTGTAAATATTACCAAAATCCCAATAATCAACCGCCTTGCCCGAACTCGCTATTATAGGAAGTCCAAAACTCATAACGTAATCTACGAAGCCTATATCCATAGCCTTCCCGCTTGAAATCTTGATCCGCTTCACGCCAACCTCATCAACCAAGAAGTCGCACCATTTCGTATCAAACGGCGTGGACATGAACTCAATGCCGCACTTGTCGGCCTTCATCTTCAGCTTGAAATGATCGTCCTTCGACAACTCCACACCCCGAAGGAACTCAGTCAACTTCGGCTCGTACCCTAACTCGGTCGCGGTGAAC